AGAACAACTTTGCTGAAACTCTTAATGATGCAAATGTAATCATTGAAAATATGAGTGAAGTATGGTTAAGTCAAATTCTAGAAAGTGCAGAGTGATACATTTCACATAATTTTACACCCTCTTGACGGGGGTGTTTTTTTATGTCTAAAATGACTCTGTGGAGTTTCAAGAAAATTCTAGGTTCTAAATAGCTCAAAGAATAAGATTTAATTATGAGCTATGAAAATCCTTGGAGGCACTGTGGGAAAATTTTTGACTCTGATGATATTTTGGACCACTTTGGTTTTGTTTATCTCATTACCAATAAGTCCAACAAAAGAAAATACATTGGCAGAAAGTATTTTTGGTCGTTTAGAAAACCAAAAGGGAAGACAAGAAAGGTAAAGCAAGAATCTGATTGGAAAAAATATTATGGTTCTTGTCCTGAGTTGAAAGAAGATATTAAAAAATATGGTAAAGAAAACTTTGATAGGGAAATTATATCTCTTCATAAGACTCTTGGTAAAGTAAATTATGAAGAAACTAGGCAATTGTTTATGAATAATGTTCTGATAGAGTCCCTTGACACTGGAGAACCTGCGTATTATAATTCAAATGTCCTAGGAAGATATTATCGGAAGGATTATTTTAATGAATGACCTTAAAGTAAAAAAAGTCTGCAATACACTTATTGAGGACCATATCAATCGTATGCACGAATTGTGTGATGAGGGTCGAATTAAAGATGCCGAGAGTGTTTATAGTGAGATTCGAGATTGGGTTATTCAAAAAGAGAATCTAGAAGTGTTGTCTTTAGAATATATCAGTGGTTATTTTTTGGATTTTTGACGAATTCTAAATAATCTGATATTATGAAAAAATCCAATTTTGGATTCCTATTATGAGTAGGTTTTTATATTATTAGAATTTGAGTGTGATTTAGAGCCGTGGAAAGTGCCCTTTGAGAGAAGGGTGTACCCCCTTTCTATACGGATGTAGAGTTCAATTAAAATTAATGCAATCTATCTTTACAGTAGCCCTGCCCCTTCTGGCAACGGTTACAACCAGTACGGCATCACTGCCATTCATCAGCTACAAAATGCAAGGACCTCCTCCACCAGTGGAACAAAAGGTATCTTTTACAGAAATTAAAGACTTGAAACTTGTAGATGAAAAGAAGACAGCAATCCGCGAGGTTGCACTACCTAAGCCAAAAGAAAAAAGGCTAATTTGTAAAGGGTGTAATGAGAATGAAAATGCCACCCTGGCATTTCTCCAGGATTATGGTATTAAAGACAGAAACGCCCTTGCTACCATCATGGGCAATATAAAACAGGAAAGTAATTTCCATGCTAATATTTGCGAAGGTGGTAGTAGAATTAATTACCATTCCTGCCGTTGGGGAGGTTATGGGTTGATTCAATGGACATCTGCCAATCGTTATCATGGATTGGGTGCTTTTGCTAGAAAGTATGAAGGAAATCCTTCAACACTTCAAACGCAACTTCGTTATCTAACAACTGAAGTTCAGTGGCAACGTATAGTAGACCGTATGAAAACTCCTGGTAAGTCTATTGACCGCTATATGAACTATGCGTATAGTTGGATTGGTTGGGGCATTCATGGTGCCCGTACACAATATGCTTATCAGTATGCTAATAAACTGATTACGGTAGAAGTGTAAAAAACTGAATAGGGGGAGTTGGACTCCCCTGCTTATGCGGATATAGTGTAGTGGTAACATACCATCCTTCCAAGTTGTAGTCACGGGTTCGAATCCCGTTATCCGCTTTCTTAACCAATCCTTAATTGACAAAACACACAAGGTGGTTTAAGATTCATTGAAGTCTTAAGAATAACTTAAGATTGACTAAATAACGAGGATTCTTTTGTTAGAATTCTTAATATTGTCGTTTAGAATTAAAATTTTTATGAAACTGAAACAACTGATTCTTGCACCTGTTGCTATCGGAATGGTTGCTCCTGTTGCTGCGAATGCCGCAGACCTCAATATGGCAGCAGTCAACCAGTACGCTACTTCGGAACAGGTCACAAGCATCAATCAACTGTCTGATGTTCAACCTACCGATTGGGCATACCAGGCACTTAGCAACCTTGTAGAGCGTTATGGTTGTGTTGCTGGATATCCTAATGGCACCTTTGGTGGTGGCAAGGCAATGACTCGTTATGAGGCAGCGGCTCTTCTTAATGCTTGCCTTGACCGCGTAACTGAAGTTACCGATGAACTCAAGCGTCTTTCTAATGAGTTTGCTGTAGAACTTGCAGTTCTCAAGGGACGTGTGGATGGTCTTGAAGCACAGGTGGGAGAACTTGAAGCACAACAGTTCTCCACTACCACCAAACTGCGTGGTGAAGCATCATTCGTTCTGGGTAATGTAGATGAGTACCAAACCAAAGGTGGAGATATCACTCATACCGCATTCAACTATGACCTGCGTTTGAGTCTTGATACTTCATTCACTGGTAAGGATTTACTTCGTACTCGCCTGCGTTCTGCTAACTTCAGCAGCAATCCTTTCGGTTCCAGTTCTTCACTGTTCAAACTGGATAAAGCAGACAACACTTCCAGCGAAGTCGGCAACAATGTAGTTATCGACCGTCTGTACTATTCATTCCCTGCTTTCAACAACAAAGCAACTCTGACTGCAGGTGCTCTGGTTCGTAACACTGAAATGGCTTGGATGCCTTCTGCATATAAGTCTGGTATTCTTGACTTCTTTGCTGTTGCTGGTACTCCTGGTGTCTATAATAAGGCAACTGGTGCTGGTTTCGGTGCTCAGTATGGTAAGAAAGGTCTTGTTGCTGGTGTGAACTATGTGGCGCAAAATGGTGCTGATAGTTCAACTGGTGAATTTGATGAGTCTGGTTCTCTGAATACTCTGGCACAAGTTGGTTATCGTGGTGATAACTGGGGTGCTGCTTTCGGTTATCGTTATGGCACAGAAGGAACTCGTGTTCGTACTTATAATGGTCTTGATGGTGCTTCTGGTACTCTGGTTCCTGGTCAAACCTCCAATGGTTATGCTCTGAACGCATACTGGCAACCAACCAAGTCTGGTATTGTTCCTTCTGTCTCCGCAGGTTATGGTTGGAACACTGTAAGTGGTACTGAAAGTGCTGCTACCAATAGTCAATCCTGGTTTGCTGGTCTTCAGTGGGACGATGTATTTGTTGGTGGCAACTCTGCTGGTATTGCCGTTGGTCAAGCACCTACTGGTGAAGACCTTGAGAAAGCAACGATGCTTGAATTCTTCTACAAGTATCAAGTGTCTGATAATATCAGCATTACTCCCGCTATCTTCTACGCTAGCGATAATCAACGTCTGGTGGACAATTCCTCCAACTGGGGCGGTGTAATCCAAACTACCTTTAAGTTCTGATTATGAAATATCCAATCATCTTTGCTGCTGCTTCTGTGATTGCTGGTCCTGCTTTTGCGGGACCTTTTGTAAACGTCGAAGCAAACGCAGCACTTTCTGGCTCTAGTTATGCTGGAACTATTACTGAAGCTCACGCAGGATATGAGGGATCTTCTGGGAACATCTCATATTATGGTCAAATTGGACCAGCATTGGTCACTCCTGATGGAGGAGATACTGATGTTCAACTCTCTGGTAAAATTGGTGCTGGCGTAGATGTCACTGAAAAACTTAATGTTTATGGTGAATATTGGGCACTAACTGGCGGTGAGGTTGAGAACCTGACTTCTAATTTCAAACTAGGTGTCAAATATAGTTTTTGATACTTATGGGGGGATTTCCCCCTTTTATGTGGGTGAGTGTAAAGGTTGCACGAGAGTTTCATATGCTCTAGGAGGGGGTTCAATTCCCTCACCCGCCATTAATAAATAAATTAAATATTATGTGGAAAAATGTTAAAAATAAGATGTAAAAATTGTAATGTGGTATTAGAATCCCACTCATCAAAAACTAAATGCTGTGGTTGTGATAATCTTACAACTATAAAGGAAGATAAAATTACTGCACTAGACTTGAGTTTAGTTGAGTTAATAAGCAATGCAAATGTGAAAAAGAAGTTTAATTCCTCTTATTTTACTCCAGAAGAACTTGCATATCAGGAATCAAGAAGAACTAGAAAAGTTAAAAGACTTGAATTTGATGTAAAATGAATACACAACCATCTAGAATTACCAAAGAAGATGTTGAATTAATTTCTTTGGGATTAAATGAATATATTAAAAATGTTGGAATTAATGAAAATACGGGGGAAAGTAAAGATATTGATTATATGTTAGATATGATAAAAAAATATTTTAATAATGTAAATTAATATTAAAAATTTTATAATGATTTAATCTGTGTTTTTGTATCAACACAAACTTGACAAAATTGAATTGGGTACTATCCTAACTAGTAGTATGTAATTAAATACAATTATGGACCAACATACCTATAATAATTGGGTCCGTATTAAAGAAACTTTCGAGGCTTCTGGAAATACAGATAACATGTTCTATAAAAGAGCAGTTGAGATAGTTAAAACCAGAAGAGACCCTCTTGCTAAATTTCTTGGAGGCAAAGATGCTTGAAATTCCTGGCAAATTGCTGAATAATAATCTATTTCTATTCATCCTTTGCTATTTGTTGACAGTTGTTCCAATCATTGGTATAATGATAGTTCACAATGAATCATCCAAGTAGTTAAGTCATGGAGAGACTATAAAAATACTGGTCGGAGCAATCCCATATGTCTAAGTCCAATATAATGAGATACATTGGCAATATTCTTCTTTTATCAGGATATTTTTTCTTGCTATGGGGAGATATGAAAATTGGATTATTTGTTAAGTGTATTGGAAATGTTTTTGTTGTTCCTTTTGCAATAAAATACAAGTTTTGGGATATTTTATTATTATGTGGTTTCTATGCTGCAATTGAAATACCAAAATTAATTCAATTAGTCTTTCCTAATTTGTTTGTAAATTAGGTGGTGGAGCCAAGGGATATAAAATAAGGGTTTACACGACCCTTATTTTTTTGTATAATTAAATAAAATCAGTTTGTGTATGAAAAAAGCTTTAATTACTGGTATTACTGGTCAAGATGGGTCATATCTTGCCGAACTCCTTTTGGAGAAAGGGTATGAAGTTCACGGAATAGTTAGACGCTCATCTTCTATTAATACGGATAGAATTGACCATATTTTTAATAAAATTTCCTTACACTATGGCGATTTAACTGATTCTTTGAGTTTAATTTCACTAATAAAAAACATATGTCCAGATGAAATTTATAATCTTGGGGCACAAAGTCATGTAAAAGTTTCTTTTGATGTTCCTGAATATACTGGACAAGTTGACGCTTTGGGTACTCTTAGAATTCTAGATGCAGTAAAAACTTTAGACATGCAAAATAATGTTAGAATCTATCAAGCTTCTACATCTGAAATGTATGGTTTAGTTCAAGAAATACCGCAAAAAGAAACAACTCCATTTTACCCTAGGTCTCCATATGGATGTGCCAAAGTTTATGGTTATTGGATAACCAAAAATTATAGGGAATCTTATGGGATGTATGCTTGCACTGGAATTTTATTCAATCATGAATCTCCAAGAAGAGGTGAAACTTTTGTGACTCGTAAAATAACCAGAGCACTCTCTAAAATTTCTGTTGGATTGCAAGACTGTTTATACCTTGGCAATTTGAATGCAAAACGTGATTGGGGACACGCTAAAGACTTTGTGGAGGCTATGTGGTTGATGCTCCAACAAGATGAACCAGATGATTATGTCATTGCTACAGGAGAACAGTATTCTGTTCGTGAATTTGTGGAAAAGGCAGCACCTTATTTTGGCATGGATATTGTTTGGGAAGGAGAAGGTCTTGATGAAATTGGTATTGATAAAAATACTAAAAAAATCATCATTAAGGTAAATCCTAAATATTTTCGTCCCGCTGAAGTGGAGACTTTATTGGGAGATTCTTCTAAGGCTAGAAAGAATCTTGGATGGGAACCGAAAATTTCATTTGAACAATTAATAGAGGATATGTGCATCTATGGACAGTGAAAGTCGTATATACGTTGCTGGAAACACAGGACTGGTAGGGTCAGCAATTGTTCGTTCTCTTTTGAATAGGGGATATAAAAATATAATTTCATCTCCTTCATCTCACTGGGATTTACGCCGTCAAGATGAAGTTGAGAGATTTTTCAGATTAAACAAACCAGAGTATGTATTTTTATCTGCCGCAAGAGTCGGTGGAATTATGGATAATAAGACTTATCCTGGAGAGTTTATCTACGATAATCTTATGATTCAGAACAACGTAATACATTGTTCTAAAGAGTTTGGTGTTAAAAAACTTTTATTTTTGGGGTCTTCTTGCATATACCCTAAGATGGCAACACAGCCAATTACAGAAGACCAATTGATGACAGGTCCACTAGAACCCACCAATGATGCTTATGCACTTGCTAAAATTACTGGTATTAAGATGTGTCAGGCATATCGAGAGCAATATGGATTTAATGCTATCGCACTAATGCCAACTAATCTTTATGGTCCTAATGACAATTTTAATCCAATTTCATCTCACGTTCTTCCTGGGTTTATTGCCAAATTTCATGCAGCAAAAATTAGTAATGAACCAGTAGTGAATTGTTGGGGTGATGGAAGTCCTTATCGTGAGTTTTTACATGTAGATGATTTAGCTGATGCCTCGATTTTCTGTATGAAAAATTATGATAACTCGGATATTATAAATGTTGGAACTGGTGAAGATATTACAATAAGGGAACTTGCAGAAAAAATCTCTAGTATTGTTGGATATAAGGGGAAAATTGAATGGGATACCAATAAACCAAATGGAACTCCAAGAAAACTTTTAAATGTTGACAAACTAAAAGATATAGGGTGGAGTTATAAAATTAAATTAGATGAAGGAATTCAAAATACTTACAAGTGGTATCTGGAGGAATACAGCAAATGAAAATTAATTGGCCTTTGATGAAGAATAATATATCTTTAAAAGATAGATTTGACCTTGCTAAATTTGTATTATTTTCCGATAGATTTACTAATGGGAA